GCAATACGCCCTGGGCACATTCGCGCCGCCACTATGACGCGGGCGTGGGCCTGCGCAGCCTGGACGATGTCGAGGCGCTGCTGGCATTTTTCGAGGCGCGGCAGGGGCAGCTGCATGGATTTCGCTGGAAGGACTGGGCGGATTACAAATCCTGCCCGGCGTCGCGCGCGGTGGATTACGAGGACCAGAAACTTGGCACGGGCGACGGCATGGAAACCCGCTTTCAGCTGGCCAAGACCTATGTTTCGGGCGGCGTGGCCTATACCAGGCCGATCCTGAAGCCGGTGACGGGAACCGTGCGGGTCGGCGTGCAGGGACATCACCGCGCCGAGGCGGTGGATTTTGCGGTCGATCACGCGAGTGGTGCGGTCAGCTTTGTCACTGCGCCGGCGATGGGCGCCGTGGTGACCGCGGGGTTCGAGTTTGACGTGCCGGTGCGCTTTGATACCGACCGCATTCAGGTATCGGTAGCGTCGTTTCAGGCCGGCGATCTGCCGCAGGTTCCGGTGGTGGAGGTGCGGGTTTGATGACGTTTCCCGAAAACCTGCGCGTGCATCTGGCCAGCGGCGCAACCACGATCTGTCGCGTCTGGGCGCTGCGGCGCTCCGATGGCGGCGTGCTGGGCTTTACCGACCACGACCGGGCGCTGAGCTTTGACGGCATCACTTATGAGCCGGGCAGCGGTATGACGGCGCGCGCGCTGGCGCAGGCAACCGGCCTGGCGGTGGACAATACCGAGGCGTTTGGCGCGCTGTCAGCCGACGCGATCCGCGACGAGGACATCGCCGCAGGCCGCTATGACGGCGCCGAACTGACGATCTGGCAGGTGAACTGGGCCAACGTCGGACAGCGCGCGCAGATCTTTCGCGGCCATCTGGGTGAGATCACCCGCGGTGACGGCGCCTTCAGCGCCGAGTTGCGCGGACTGACCGATGTGCTGGGGCGCGAGGCGGGGCAGATCTTTCACCCACGTTGTTCGGCGGTGCTGGGCGATGCGCGCTGCGGCTTTGATCTTGCTGCACCCGGCTATGCGGTCGAAACGGTGGTCGAAGGCGTTGCTGAGGCGCGGGTCTTCAACTTTGCCCTGATGACCGGATTCGCCGATCGCTGGTTCGAAAAGGGCCGGCTGCGGGTGCTGAGCGGTGCTGCAGCGGGGCTGGTGGGGGTGGTCAAGAATGATCGGCTGGCGGCCTCGGGCGGGCGCATGATCGAGCTGTGGCAGGGATTGCGCGCGCCGGTCGCTGTGGGGGACACGATCCGCATCGAGGCGGGATGTGACCGGCGCGCGGAAAGTTGCAGGGTGAAATTTGCCAACTTCCTCAACTTTCGAGGGTTTCCGCACATTCCCGGCGATGACTGGCTGACCACCTATCCGGCGCGGGCGGGCAGTGGCAACGGTGGGAGCATGTGGCGATGAGCGGTCGAGCGGTGGTGGCGGCGGCGCGCGGCTGGCTGGGCACGCCCTATATGCATCAGCATGCGCGCAAGGGCGCCGGCTGCGATTGCCTTGGCTTGGTGCGCGGCGTGTGGCGCGAGTTGCTTGGTGAAGAACCCGAGCCGGTGCCTGCCTACAGCGCTGACTGGTCGGAACCGACGCGCGAAGAGCGGCTGTGGGCGGCGGCGCGGCGGCATCTGCTGCCTTGCCCGCATCGGCCGATGCAGCCGGGCGACGTGCTGCTGTTTCGCATGCGCGCGGGGTCAGTGGCCAAGCATCTGGGCATTGTCGCCGAAATCGGCGCCGCGCCCAGCTTCATCCACGCCATGAGTGGGCACGGTGTGGTTGAAAGCCCGTTTTCGGCGCCGTGGCGGCGGCGCGTCGTGGCATATTTCCAATTTCCTCAAGGAGCCGATTGATGGCGACGATCCTGCTTTCTGCCGCCGGTGCTGCGGTCGGCGCCGGTTTTGGCGGCTCGGTGCTGGGCCTGTCGGGTGCGGTGCTGGGCCGCGCGGCGGGCGCCGCGATCGGGCGGGCGCTGGACCAGCGGCTTTTGGGTCAGGGTTCGGCCGCTGTGGAAACCGGGCGGCTGGACCGCTTTCGCATCTCGGGTGCGTCCGAAGGTGCGGCGGTCGGGCGGTTGTGGGGGCGGATGCGCATTCCCGGGCAGGTGATCTGGGCGACGCGCTTTGCCGAGACCGCCGCCAGCAGCGGCGGCGGCAAGGGCGCGCCGCGCCCGACCTCGACGCAGTTCAGCTATTCTGTCAGCCTCGCGATCGCGCTTTGCGAGGGCGAAATCGTGCGGGTCGGGCGGATCTGGGCCGATGGCGTGGAACTGGGCGCCGGGTCACTGAACATGCGCGTCTATACTGGCACGGCGACGCAGCTGCCGGACCCGCGGATTGAGGCGGTCGAAGGCGTGGGGCTGGCGCCGGCTTATCGCGGCATCGCCTACGTGGTGATCGAGGATCTGCAGTTGGCCGAGTTCGGCAATCGCGTGCCGCAGTTCAGCTTTGAGGTCACGCGTGCGGCGCAGCCTGCGCTGGCGGGTGCGCCTGACCTGGCCCAGGGCGTGCGCGCGGTAGCGATGATCCCCGGCACTGGCGAATATGCGCTTGCGACGACGCAGGTGCATTACGACCATGGGCTAGGCCAGGCAGTTTCGGCCAATGTGCACACGCCCGAAGGCGAGACCGATTTCGCCGTCTCTGTCAACCGGCTGGAAGAGGAGCTGCCGAACTGTGGATCGGTATCGCTGGTGGTTTCGTGGTTCGGCGACGATCTGCGCGCGGGCGAATGCCGGATTCGCCCCAAGGTGGAAGGCGCCGATTTCGATGGTGTCGGTATGCCCTGGACGGTTGCCGGGCTCACGCGTACCGGCGCGCAGCAGGTGGCAAAACTGGACGGAAGCCCGGTTTACGGCGGCACCCCGGCGGATGCTTCGGTCATCGAGGCGATCGAGCGGCTGACGCAAGCAGGCAAGTCGGTGGTGTTTTATCCGTTCATCCTGATGGAGCAGCTTGCCGGCAACGGGCTGCCCGACCCCTGGTCCGATGCCGAAGACCAGCCTGCGCTGCCCTGGCGCGGGCGTATCACGCTGTCAGTTGCGCCGGGGCGCGACGGCAGCCCGGACGGAACCGCTGCGGCACAAGATGAGGTGGCGGCGTTTTTCGGCACCGCGTCGCCGGAACAATTCGCGATTTCGTCGGGGCAGGTGGTTTACAGCGGTCCCGAAGAATGGTCGCTGCGCCGGTTCATTCTGCATTACGCCAGCCTGTGCAAGCTGGCGGGCGGGGTGGACGCGTTCTGCATCGGTTCGGAAATGGTGGGGCTGACGCGGATCCGCGCGGCGGCGGGGGCCTTTCCCGCGGTGGCGGCGCTGCGCGCGCTGGCCGCCGATATGCGCCAGATTCTGGGGCCGCAGGTGAAGCTGGGATATGCCGCCGACTGGTCGGAGTATTTCGGCTATCATCCGGGCGGCGGCGAGCTTTACTTTCACCTCGATCCGCTCTGGGCCGATGCCAACATCGATTTCGTCGGCATCGACAATTACATGCCGGTTTCCGACTGGCGCGACGGCGACGGCCATTCCGACGTGGCCTGGGGCTCGATCTACAACCTGGACTATCTCAAGGCCAATATTGCCGGCGGCGAGCTGTTTGACTGGTTCTATGCTGCGCCCGAACACCGCGACGCACAAATTCGCACGCCGATCAGCGACGGCGCCCACCACGAGCCCTGGGTCTGGCGGGTGAAAGACCTGCATGGCTGGTGGGCGAACCCGCACCATGAACGCATCGGCGGCGAGCGCCAGGCCGTGGCGACCGCCTGGGTGCCACGATCGAAGCCGATATGGTTTACCGAACTGGGTTGCGCCGCGATCGACAAGGGCAGCAACCAGCCGAACAGGTTTCTGGACGTGAAAAGCGCGGAATCTGGCCTGCCGCATTATTCGGACGGTCGGCGTGACGACCTGATGCAGATGCAGTATCTGCGCGCATTTGCTGATTACTGGGGCGACGGCGCGAACAACCCGGCCTCGGACGAATACGAAGGCCGCATGGTCGATACCGCGCGCATGTATGTCTGGGCCTGGGACGCAAGACCTTTCCCCGAGTTTCCGGCGCTGTCGGCGGTGTGGTCTGACGGCGGCAATTATGCCCGAGGGCACTGGATCACCGGGCGGGCCAGCGCGCAGCCGTTGGCGCGGGTGGTGGGCGAGATTTGCGAGGCGGCGGGGCTGTTCGATTATGATGTCTCGATGCTGCACGGACTGGTGCGCGGCTACGCCCCGGGCGGCGGTGAAAGTGCGCGCGCGCTGCTGCAACCGCTGATGCTGGCCTTCGGCTTTGACGCGATCGAGCGCGATGGCAAGCTGGTGTTCCGCATGCGCGACGGCATCGCGCTGCAGCGGCTTGACGGCGCGCAACTGGCGCGCGGCGAGGGCCCGGACTTGCAGCTGTCGCGCCTGCCGCAGCCGGAAACCGCAGGTCGCGTGCGGCTGAGTTATTTCGAATCGGAGGGGAACTACGAGGCCCGCGCGGTTGAAGCGATCCTGGCCGACGAAGCAGCGCGCGAGGCTGTGCAGACCGAAATGCCGCTGGCGCTGACGCGGTCCGAAGCGCAGCGCACGGTGGAGCGCTGGTTGTCGGAAGCGCGCGTGGCGCGGGATGGCGCGCGCTTTGCGCTGCCGCCCTCGCTTGGCCATATCGGCGCGGGCGATGTGCTGGAAATCGACATCGACGGGCAACAGGGCCGTTACCGCATCGACCGGGTCGAAACCGCTGGCGCGCTTGAGGTGGAGGCGGTTCGGGTCGAACCTGCGGTCTATGCGCCTTCGGATGAGGCCGAGGGCGAGATTGCGCTGCGCGCCTTTGCGGCGCCGGTGCCGGTCTACCCGGTGTTTCTGGATCTGCCGCTGATGGCCGGCACCGAAGACCCCTATGCGCCGCATCTGGCGGTGACGGCGCAGCCCTGGCCGGGTAATGTCGCGGTCTATTCCTCCAGCGACGATGAGGGCTACGGGCTGAACAGCGCGCTGGCAGGTCGCGCGGTGATCGGCGTGACCGAAACCGACCTGCACGCGGCGCGGCCGGGCCTGCTGGACCGCGCCGCGCCGCTGCGCGTCAAGCTGACGCTGGGGGCGCTGGAATCGGTGGCGCAAG